ATCGTTGAGTTAAACGGTAGTGCAAAACTGCCAGCAGTAGACGGAAGTCTACTAACAGGCTTACCAGCAGGTTATAGTAATGCAGATGTAGACACACATCTTAATACTAGCACAGCATTATCAAATGAAGTATTAAGTTGGAATGGAACAGACTATGACTGGGTTGCAAACTCAGGTGGTGGAACAGGAACTGTAACAAGTATTATAGCCGGAAATGGTTTAAGTGGTGGAACAATCACAAGCACAGGCACAGTAGCAATTGATACAAGTATAACTGCAGATTTAAGCACATCACAAATATTAACAAACAAAACATTAACATCACCTTATATTAATGAAATTAAAAATACAGCTAATGTTGGCAACTCTTATAACTTTACACCATTAAAATTCTCTAATTTTTATGACCCTTCACTAAGTCCAAAAGACTTTACTGCATTTGATGGTGCTTTTCATATATCTAACTATACTGATGGTGAAAAAAACGCTATTAATGTTTGGCAACTACAAACACCAAGACAAAAGAATATCTTTAGACTTGATGCTTATAATCAAGACAAAGTTGATGCAAACGGTATTGAAACCCCTAAGAACTTTACAGCTGGTAACTTTATTTCTGGTCAAACATATAAAATTGTTAGTGTTGGAACTACAGACTTTACAGCAATTGGTTCACCAAATAATAATGTTGAACAAACGTTTATAGCAAGTGGCGTAGGTAGTGGAAGTGGAACAGCTGACATATGGGATACTGGCTCACAGAATGTTCTCTTTGGACTTAAAGGCGCTGATGACATTGGATTTATTCCTGCAGCTAGCGGTGGTCTAGTAAATGGTGTTAATTATAAGATATGGTATATTGGCACAACAGACTTCACAGCCGTTGGTGCAACATCAACTACAGCTGGTTCATTTGTTACAGGACAAGAATATATAATTTCATCATTAGGCAATACAACACAAGCAGAATGGAATACTATAGCAGGAACTTCAGGAGCTACTTACGTAGTTGGCACTAACGCTGGTGGCACATTTACAGCAGCCGCAGCAGGCACAGGAACTGGCACCGCGTTAAAAACAATGTTTACTGACAGCGGAGCAGCAGCAAGTTCTGGAACTGGTATTGCAGTTGATCAGAGAGCACACAAAGGTGTTTGGAATACATTTAGCAGCAACACGGGCGCACAAACAGCTCCAGGTTGGCAAACTAACTTAGAATTTAAGGCCAACAAAATTAGATTCCATGACAGTTATGTATTTCCAAAAACAGATGGAACAGCAGGCCAAGTATTAACTACAGATGGCGCTGAGCAATTAGATTGGACTACCGTTACAGGAACAGGAAGTGTAACAAGTGTAGCTAGTGGAACAGGATTAACAGGCGGACCAATTACAGGTGCAGGAACATTAAATGTTGATGTTGGAACTACAGCAAACAAGATTGTTCAATTAGATGGCAGTGCAAAGCTACCAGCAATTGATGGTTCAGCACTTACTAACTTACCAAGTGGTGCAGCACAAACAATATCATTTGCTAACCCTGTGTTAACAATAAGTGGAAGTGGAAGCAATGTAGACTTATCAGCATTAAACACAACTACATTAGCGTTTAGTGCCTTAACAGCAACACCAACTACGATTGCAGGCTATGGAATTACAGATGCATTTAATGGAGCATTCAGTTCATTAACAAGTAAACCAACTACAATTGCAGGCTATGGAATTACAGACGGTTATACTGATGCTAAAGTAGACACACATTTAAATACCAGCACAGGAACAAATGGCCAAATATTAAGTTGGACAGGCAGTGATTATGATTGGATAACAAACACTGGTGGTGGTGGAACTGTAACTTCAATTACAGGTGGCACAGGTTTAACTGGTGGAACTGTTACAGGTTCAGGAACATTTGCAGTAGATGTAGGAACAAGTGCAAACAAAATTGTTCAATTAGATGGCAGTGCAAAGCTACCAGCAATTGATGGAAGTCTACTTACTAACTTACCAAGTGGTTCAACAACTACAATTAACAACAATGCAGTTAACAGACTTATTACAGGTTCAGCTACTGCAAACACATTAAATGGTCAAGGTGATTTAACTTATGATGGTGATCATTTACTAATAGAAGGAACTGCAGGCGGAACAGATGATGCAGTTGTTAATATTAAAACAGACAATTCAAGTTGGAACACACCACAGATTACATTAGAAGACAGTGACTCAAAAGCAGTTGCAATTGTTGGACAAAATGATTCTACAGCAGAGTCAGACAAGTTAGTATTCATGTTAGACCCAGAAGGCAATCACAATGCCACTGGTGCATACACAGGTGATTACGGATTCTACTTTAATAAAGTTTGGTCTAACGTAGCCAGCACTGGCATTAAAATGGAGAACAGAATATTTGGTGCTGAAGAAAAGTTTATAACTAGTGTCTTTGGTGACTATTCTAGTGCAATAGGTTCACAATATGATTACAAGCCATTTGAATTCAACGCTGAAAAATATGAATTCAACACTAGGAATGCACATGGATCAGTTACTGAAACATTAAACGTTAGAACTTCTGGAATAACATTTCATAACAATTACACATTCCCTCCAACAGATGGCACAGCTAATCAAGTATTACAAACAGATGGTTCAGGTAACGTTACATTTGCTACCGTTGCAGGCACAGGAACTGTAACAAGTATTATAGCAGGAACTGGCTTAACTGGCGGAACAATTACAGGCACAGGAACTGTAGCCATTGATTCAACAGTAGCAACACTAACCGGAACACAAACACTAACTAACAAAACATTAACTTCAGTAGTATTAGGCGGAACAACTGCTACAGCAAGTGGCAACTTAATAGTTAGCCCAGCAACGCAAATACTAGAAGTCAAAGGTGATGGAAGCAGTATAGAAGGACAGATTAAACTTAACTGTCATGCTAACACACACGGACAAACAATTAAAGCACAGCCACACAGTGCAAGCGTTACCAACACAATGTTATTGCCTACAGGAGCTAATTCAACATTAGTAAGTGAAATAAGTACAAGCACATTAACAAACAAGAGTGGTGCAATATCACAATGGACTAATGATGTTAACTTTCTAAGCACATCAAGTGATGCTAACGCATTAGCAGATATAAACTATACAACTACACCAACTGAAGGACAAGTACTTGCTTGGGATAACGCTAACCAGTATTGGGAACCAACTACAAGCAGTGGTGGTGGAGCAACAGATTTAAACAGTTTAACAGACGTAACTATAACAAGTGTTGCCAACAATGACTTGCTTATGTATAACAGCACAGCAAGTAAATGGCAGAACACTAACTTAGGCGTAAGTGTAACACCAACACTAACAGGTAATTCAACAGCTTCATCAGCTTTAACTTACGTATTAACAGTAAGCAATCATGCAACATATGATGATCCAGCATACTTCTTAGAAGTATACACAGGTTCTACTAAGGTTGTAGATAATGATGATGTTACAGATAACCTAGATGGAACACTAAGTTTTACAGCACCAGCAGCAGGCACACATGAAATAAGAATTAGATGTCAAGACTTTGGTGACTTACAATCAGAGATAGCAACCAAGGCACTAACAACCGCAGCATTTGGTGGCACATACCGTTACTGGCGTGTTGCTAACTTCTCAGGTAATCCAACTAACATGGGTATTAGGACTATTAAATTCTATGGAGGCACAGGGCAATCTGGCACAGCATATCCAACTAACATGACTAGTGGCACAGCACCATCACCGTTTGTTGCTACTGCAAGTTATTACTATACTCCAGCAGGTGATACATATGCACCTTGGAAAGCATTTGATAGTGTCTATAACAGTTGGGTTTGGCTGTTGGGACACACTGGAGCACAATTAGCTACAGACTGGGTTCAAGTAGATATGGGAAGTAACACATCAATTAGCAGCTTAACAGTTGGTCCATGGTATAGTAACCAACCAAGTCAATTTGAAATACTTGCATCAAACACAGGAGCGTTTAGCGGTGAAGAAACTACAATTGCAACAATAACAACTACTGGTAACTCTAGTGATGTTGCTAATGTATATAACGTAGGATAAGGAGAACATTATGAGTTTAGCAAGTGAATGTCAAGCCGCAGTATTTAATTATGTAGACGCTGACACACAAAGAAATGCCGCACTAACAGGTGAACATAAAGAATATGTAATGTTAGTAATACAATTATTACGTGATCAATACACAGTTCAAAAGGCGGAAGGTGAAACAACCTTTACAGTGCCAGATGGAATAGCAGTAACATTAACTGAGGAGTGTCCCTGGTGAGCCAGATAATTAAACCAAAGCGTAAACACACAGCAGGCGCACCAACAACAAGTGACTTGGCAGCAAATGAAATTGCAATTAACACATCTGACTTTAGCATTTATGTTAGAGATGACTCAAATAATATATTAAGAGTAGGCGGTGTGCAAACACCAATGAATCAAGACTTGGATACAAATGCCTTTACACTCAAAAACGCAATTACAAAAACAATTGTTCCAACAGTTGTTAATTTTGGGACTCCAATTAAATTACCAAGATACACTTTGACCGGAATGAATGCATTAGTGACAATTGATCCACACTATTGTGTTGTTGGAAGAACATATAAAATTACAACACCAGGTAATACTGATTGGGAAGATATGGGCGCAACAGCAGGTCCTGGAAATAATTTCCAGAATGTAATATTTACAGCCACAGAAGCCGCACCAAGCGGAACAACAGGCGGTGCAAGATTTGGGGATGATTCAACAACAATTTCTAATGAATTTGGCGGAATGCTTGTATTTAATACAGACAACAATAACGTTATGGTATATAAGGCAACTGCTTATCAATGGATTACAGTAGACTAATGGAAGAAATTAAAAAAACAAAAGGAAGACCACGTAAAGACATAGACGTTAACGTCTTAAAGAATCTGTGTGAGATTCAATGTACTAAACAAGAAATGGCTTATATATTAAGTTGTAGCGTTGATACATTGAATAGACACTATAGTGATGTAATGAACATGGGCAAGAGTCTAAGTAAAGTTACATTACGTAGAGCACAGTGGCGCAATGCAATTGAAAAAAATAATGTTACTATGCAAATATGGCTTGGTAAGAATATATTAAATCAAACTGATGCACCATTGACTGAAGAAAGTGAAACCATATTACCTTGGAGTGATTAATGTTAGATAAAGATAAAGAGATTGAAAAATGCAAAGAATTGAAAGCAGAACATGAACAAAATGTTAGTGATATTCAAACCATTAAACAATCAATTGAAACAATTATGAATAATCATTTGTATCACATTGAAAAGGACATGGAAAGACAAACTAAGAAGATTGAGAAGCTAGATAATAGAATCTGGTGGGTACTTGGCATACTAGTAGTGTCAACAGTTATAGGGATGATGGAACATGGCATATAAAAAGAAAAAGAAAAAAGTTAAAAAGTATGGAAAATAAACCAAAAGGGAAACATTATGAAATTATTTAAAGAATGGATTCAAATTAAAACAGTTCAAAAACAATTAAAAGTATGGGCAGTAATTGCAATAGCACTTTTTGTTGCACTGCAAGTTTGGCAACATTATATGCCAGCATCTGGTGTGTAAATAAACATGAAAATAACCCCCCAATCCTTAGATAGTTGGAGAATAATTCCTAGACTATTAATATTATTTTACATGATTTGTTTTTATAACTCCACGCAATGGTTTATGGCTTTACAAGATCCTACCAATGCACAAGCAGGATTTGTTAGCACTATAGTTGGTGCAGGCGCAGCTTGGTTTGGATTGTATGTAAGTGGAAAGTCAAATGCCTCTAAGTGAAGTGCAGAAAACAGTGTCAAATGACACAAATAGATTTAAGGTTGTTGTAGCAGGAAGACGTTGGGGCAAAAGTTGGCTAGCCATGCATGAGATAGCAAAGTATGCCAGGTTTCCTAACAGCAAAGTATTTGCAGTGTTTCCAAGTTACAGACAAGCTAAACAGATTATATGGGATGACTTAAAGGAAAAGTTTATACGTTGTAGATGGGCTAAAAAAATTAATGAAAGTGATTTAACAATTACTTTAGTAAACGGCTCAATAGTATATTTAAGAAGTGCAGACAACCCAGATAGTTTACGTGGTGTGAGTATGAGTTATTTAGTAATGGATGAGTGTGCAATGATTGATCAAAAGATGTGGACTGAAGTATGTAGACCTGCATTAAGTGACAAGCAAGGACATGCAATGTTTATTACAACACCTAAGGGTAAAGCAAGTTGGGTGTATGAACTATGGCAAAATGCACATGCACAAGAGAATTGGAATGCGTTTCAATTTACAACACTAGACGGTGGACAAGTTCTACCAGAAGAGATAGACGCAGCCCGTAATGAACTAGATGATAAATCATTTAGACAAGAGTATGAAGCAAGTTTTGAAACATACGCTGGATCAATATATTATAACTGGGACAGTAAGACACACATTAGGAAACAAGATCAAGACTTAAAAAGAAATGAGATATTACATGTTGCAATGGACTTTAACGTTAGTCCACTAGTTGCAGCAATAACACGTGTTAATGGAAATGAAATAAGTGTTATAGATGAGATTAGTATGCAAGGATCAAATACGTTTGAGATGGCTGAAGAATTGTTAAACAGATATCCTAACAACAGGATGTGGGTTTATCCAGATGCGTCAGGACAGGCACGCAAAACCAGTTCAAACACAAGTGATCATCACATATTAAGAAACGCAGGTTTTGTATTGAAAGTAAAGAATATAAACCCGCCAGTAAAAGATAGAATAGCATCTGTTAATGCAAGCCTTAAGGCGGTAGACGGTAGTGTAAAACTTACTGTAGACCCTAAATGTAAGAACATTATTAAGTGTATTAGCAGTCAAACTTACAAAGAAGGAACACAGGTTCCTGATAAAAGTAGTAACTTGGATCATATGAATGACGCCCTTGGTTACTTGGTACATTGGATTAATCCAATTGGGAGACCAAAAGTAGATACTGAAAGAAGATCTCCAACATTATTCAGCCGTTATTAAACGGATAAATAAACAGTATACAGGTCAACTACCTTTATAAAGGAAAAGCAAATTATGTTAACAACAGACCAAATAAAACAAACGCACCCTAGCTACCAGCAGATAGTAGACCAGGCTAATTATCATTACAAATCATACGTGGGTGGTGAATTGTATAAAAGTGGTAGTTACTTAACACACTACATTGGTGAAGACAACGGACCCGGTGATCAATACTCTAAACGTATTGACAGTACACCGTTAGACAATCATGTACAAACAACTATAGATATATATAGAAGTTTCTTATTTAGAACATTACCAAAACGAGAATTAGGACTATTAATTAATAATCCTTTAGTTGAAGAATGGATGAAAGATACAGACCAAGAAGGACAGAACTTGGATAACTTCTTAAAGAATGCAAATGATTTAGCAATGGTACACGGAAGTACTTGGATACTTGTTGACAAACCAGCATACCAAGTAGAAACAGAAGCTGAAGCAATTCAATTAGGCATACGTGCTTATGCAGCTATGTACACACCTCAAAACGTTCTTGATTGGTATTATGAACGTAACATTGCAGGCAAGATGGTTCTCAAATACATTAAAGTAAAAGAATCAGAGAATGATGAATTTATAAACTTTACATGCTGGCATGAAGATAGTGTAGAGAAATACAAAGTATCTAAGGATGCAGAAACTGGTGATTACGGATCAATAGTTGAACACATTGAACATGCAAACCCATTGGGTTACATTCCATTTGTATTTCATAGTCCATTAAAGAGTCCAGTTAAGGGTGTAGGTTTTTCATTAATCTCAGACGTAGCTGATCAACAAAGGTTTATATACAACTGTACTAGCGAGGTAGTAGAGCACCTAAAAATAAGTTCCCATCCTACACTAGTTAAACCAACAAGCACAGATGCAGTTGCAGGCGCAGGTAGTATACTTAACTTAGATGAAGATGTTGATCCAGGATTAAAACCTTACCTGTTACAACCAACATTAAGTACAACAGATAGTATTCTTAAATCAATTGAAAAGAGTGTACAAGCTATACAAAGAATGACGCACACAAGCGCCATACAAGCTACTACGGGAAGTCCAATGAGTGGAGTGGCACTACAGACGGAGAGACAACTATTAAACGCTAAATTAGCTGATATAGCCGCCTCACTAAGAGAATCTGAACTACTAATGTGGGCTATATTTTTGGATTGGCAATTATTGACACAACCAGAAGACTTTAGTATTGAATATCCAGATACATTTGATATGCGTGATGAACATCTAGAACTAGACTTGCTAATGAAAGCACGTAGTAGTGGTGTTGATAGTCCACTATACCAAGCAGAGATAAGCAGACAAGTTGTTGCACTTACAGTTGATGATGCAGAAGTACAAGCTAAGATACTTGAAGATATAACTGGTATGGAAGAATACGGAACACATGAGATGTATGAACCTAATACAGGTGAAGTTGTTGTTGTTACAAGTGAAGAACAACACTTATCACTATTGGAACGTGGTTACAAAATGAGTAACGGTTATTAAAAGTGGCTTTTAATTACAAGAAACATGATAAAGTTTATGATGAAGCATTAAAAGATATACGTGAAAATGTATATGATAATATCAAAGCTCTTGAGAATGAAGTAGCAGAAATAGTAGCACAAGGATTAACAGCAGAAACAGTAAGACCAATGGTTATGCAAGCATTTACTAGACACAGCCAAGAAGTTAAATCAGCGGCACAGCCCTTAACAATGTTAAGTGAAGACTTCTTAAAGCAAAGTGATATTCCTGTAGGACCAACTGATTATACAGTGCAAAACACACTGTTAAATTTAGGTGCAGATGAACTAAGCAGTACGTTAGAAGGTGGCGGTGAAGATGTAGTTAAAACAATAGTGCTTGCCACAGTTGCAGGCTTAGCCACAGCTACAATAGTTGATCAAGTAAGAGGAAGAATTAGCGGAATACATATGGAAAGTAAAGACCCAAATGTACGCAAAGAACAACGTAAATTACGTAAGTTAGTTAAAACAGGTGCTAAGGGCGCTGCCATTGGAGCAGTACAACAAAGCATTAAAAGTAAATTAGGAAATATTAATACAGCGGCTAGTGTGGGAACACGGATGAGTACACTTGTTAATAATGTTGTTGGTGAGTTCAACGGCACATTTTCAAAGGCACGTGCGGCTAGTAAGAATATAAAAATGTTTGAATATGTAGGCGGAATTATGGCTACATCAAGACCGTTTTGTGTTTCAATGGTAGGCAGTAGAATGTCTGAAGAAGAAATACAAAATATATGGGACGGTGAACACTGGGACGGTAAAGAGCCTGGTGATGCATTTGTAGTAAGAGGCGGGTATAACTGCAGACACTACTGGGTCCCACTAGAAGAATCCTACTCAATAGAGGCAAGTTTAACTGATGAGTAAAGATGATAAATAAAGTATAACAAGTAGATACAATAGTATCCTAACCCTAACTAAAAAGGAATATTGACATGACAATGAATGAAACTCATGGTGTGGAAACACAAACTGAAACTACAGCCACTGGGGATGTAGCAACAGGCCAAAATATAGAATCCCAGGTTGAAGCCGCTAAGACTTTTACT